TGTGTAGCTAAATCAGATTCACTCATTTTTACTCCTTGATTTTTCGGACTGGTGGTTGTTTTAAAAAAATCTGCTAAGGCTGTTTCCATATTAGGCACAATAGCATCTACTAGGTTTAGTTGTAGACTTTCTTCAGCAGTGAAAGAAGCACCTTTCATGCCTATGATAGCATCAATGCTCAAAGCCGGTCTGCTTTTTACAATATCATTATTAAAGGTAGAGTCAAGGCTTGCAAGTATAGAGGTCATTTTCTCTGTAGCAGCTTCACTCAAACTTTCATGTGGATGCCCAAGAGCTTTTAGTTCTTTAGATTGAAAAATGGTATATTTAAATCCAGCTTCTTCATCTGCTTTTACAGTATCTCTATGCACCATCAAAGCTGCAATACTACCACTCATAGCAATTTCAGAAGAATAAACTTTTTGAGTAGCAGCAGCAATCGCATAAGCAGCCGACGTAGCATTATCAATAAAGGCAAAAGTACGTATACCACGAGTGGAAAGCTGACGGATTTTTTCAGTAAGACCAAACAAACCGGAAGCTTCTCCACCAGGACTGTCAATGTCGAAACCAATAGTAGTAAACCCGCGGGCTACTGCACCATCAATTTGACTAGCAATTCGCTGATAGGAAGTCATACCACTAGCAGCACTAACTTCTTTACTTACCAAAGAATCTGTAACTTCAATAATACCTACCTTATTACCTGCAGATAATTGTTTTTCAAGAATTTCATACTTTGTTGCGTTTACTTCAGTTCTAACAATATCATCTGCCTGCCCAAACATCAAAGGTATTGCAATCTTTTCTGTAAGAGTAGCGAGTTTAGTACTGTTAATAAGAAGTGGAGTATCTATTAATCTGGTTAATAGACGTACATACTTATGCTGGGACATTCTTAGCTCCTTTTTTAGTTGGAAGTGTTTCAGTCTGTGGATCAGAAACTTGTGTTTTATCCTGTGTGTTGTGTTTCGGGTTTGAATCTAAAACTATCTCAAAACCTTGCTCTGCAGCTAATTGTTTAATATGAGTATCAATATCTTCAACACCACGTTCAGTTAGTTTATCTTGCAAAGTAGCTAGACCTGCACGAATCTCTGCAATATCTGCTTGAGCATCCTTCAGTGGATCAACCCATTCAGTTTTAGGTAAAGTAAATTTGCAAGTAGCATTGCCGGCAGCTTCACTTATGTACAGAGAAGCAAGTTGTTTGAATCTCTCCGTCAGTGGCAGCAAACCTCTGTTAATAAAAATCAGAGATTGCGTCATTGCTACACGTCTGCGGAACTCAATTAAACCAGCCCGAATAGAGCTAAAATTAACATTAGTTAAATCGCCTGTCAATTGTTCATAAGTAACATCTAAACAGGAAGCTATCATTCTCCATTCATGTTCAAGCAGTGGAACAAAGTTAGCACCAATGTCATCTACAGCAGCAAATTCAAAATCTTCATCTGGTTGTAAGTAGTGCACACCCCCAGGTAAGATTTTCTGAATCTTCTTACTAGCACCAGTTTCTGGGTCAGTCGTATCTTCAACATCCCCTAAAGATGGCAGTCCACCAGCATTTAGCTTTTTAATAATCCAACCTACTGCTTGAGCTGCCTTTTGTCTTACCAGTGCAGCATCTGTAAGCTCGTCCATCTCATAAATAGGAAGCATAGCTGCAGCAAGTTTAGGAATACCTCTCCACTGACCTGGACGTTCCCTGGAAAAGATATGCAGTATGTCATTAGAGGAGATAGGAACTCTCTTTAAAACTTTTTCATAAGAATATTCATTCGGATGTCTGTTCCAGAAATGATACTCCAGTGGTTTACCAAAGTCATCAAACTTTATTCCATACCGAATATTTCCTGGAGCAAAGTATTGAGGATCAAGTTGTTCTGCTTCAAGCACCTGCAACTTCAGTGGTATCGGGCAATCATCCCTGCGCTGAATAAGCATTCTTGAAAATACTTCACCACTTTCAAAGTAAGAATATCCCCAGAGACTTTCCATATTTGCCAGTGAGCCATAACCATCAACTGAAGGATTCTTGATGAAAGCATCCCAAGCTTTCTGCATTACAGGCGAACTCCATCTAACTGTAATACCTTTACCAATCCAGTGAGCTACAAGTCTTGCCTGGGCAGTAGATGCTGCTGCATTGTTCCTGCAAAGGTGATGACTTCGGTTCCATAGTAATTTAAGTTCTCTAGCTGCTAGCGTATCCGCAGAACCTGCTAGCAAACCTTTTCTTGCCAGTCGATAGCCACTATTAGCGCCATCAAAAGCTGTTTCAATAGCCATAAAATCCCCTTAAAGTTTGCTATATGTTATTTGCATTCTAGCAGATCTGAATGAAGGACTACTACCCTCTATTGCTGCTATATCTGCGAGAATTCTTACTCTTTCTTTCTGCAGCACTTCCATAGTAACTTCAGTAAATTGATACTCACTTATTGAGGTTCCAGACGAAATACGAAACCTAGTAACTCGCTCTCCTGCAATAAGTTGTTTTATAGCATTATTTACCACTAAAAGATCTGCATTAAGTTCTTCTAAAGTAGCCATTAATTTATTCCTGGGGTGACGTTTGATGATGTAGCAGATTGAAGAACAGAAGCAGCTGATAACATTGTCTCAGCCTGTTTCCAATGTTTCTCAGTCCACAAATGAAGAAATAATGATCTACTAGCATGTAACGCTAACACTTCACAGTCAAGAGCCTCATCACGTTTCCCTGCCACCAGTTCATAACGTACAGCACCGCTTGTAGCACTTCTACGTTTTTTATTACTCAGTATTTGTTCATCATAATCTGCTCTAACTCCATCATAGTAATACATCCGATCCTTATTACCTGACAAAGTTAATTTGCGCAGTACTTCATCTTTGCCAGCCTGCACACCTACAATGTAAACTCCAACCCCATGACTTTCAGCTAACTTTTTGTTTTTCTCTTTTGCAGTCTTAGCATCTGGTGCTTGTGGTACAGTGAAGATTTCTTTAGAATGTGCACCTGCATCACTACTACCTTTTGTAGCATAAACATGCTTGTTGTAGCGTTTCATTCTGCGAACCCAATCATACACAAGCTGAGTTGTATTACCATCACCAGAGTCTATACTAAGTGCTGAGATCGGTAGATTAACTGGATACTGCTGTGTAGAAAATGCATGTGGGTATTTCGCTAAGAAGATTTCTGTAAGCGCAGCCCATACTGGGTCTTCTGGGTCTTTAACAAAGCCATAAACTTCTCCCCAGTATACCAGCCAAGAATTACCATTCCGCCCCCAAGCCCTGATAACAATAGCAAAACGATTATGCTGCACGTCCACACCAGCCGTAAGAATAATCCCGCCAGGTTCAACAGTACCTTCATTGTACCCCAAACGACTAGCAGCAAGCATACCATCGTTAAGGCTAAAAATACCTGGGCTATAGGCCAACCCACAGCTATTATTCGTGAATGCTTTAAGTTTTCCATCTTTACCTTTTTCATTCTCTACCTCTGCTTCAAGTTTCTTTTTAGCCAGTGCTACTAAATTAGATCCTGGAAAACTACTTAACAACTCATTGAAAGCAAAACCATAAATAGTGGATTCTGCTGTAGCTTTCCAACCTAGATTATTGTAATTAATAGCATCAAGTACAGCAGCTTTTTTAATTGCATCATCCCAAATAGCTTTGCAATGTGGACACTCATAGTAAGCAGTTGTCGGATCATATTTACCGTAAGTAGGGTCGATTCTTCCATCAGCATAGGTATCATATTTTAAATTGTTAAAATCCAACACGTGTTCCTGACCGCAGAATGGGCAAGGTACATGATAAAACATCTGATTACTCTGCAAGAAAGCAGAATCCACTTTACTAAAACCAACTTCTGAAGGAGTTCCACCGTAAATGAGTTTTCTTTCTAAGTAAGTCTTTTGACGTTCTGCAAAAATAGTAAGAGCATCCCCCTGACCTTTTAAATCTTCCTTCAAATCATCTGGTTCTTCTACAATTAGTACTGGAGCTGAAGTAGACTTAAGAGCTGTCGGACTTCCGGCAGTAACTAACTTTAAAAACCCTCCAGGATATTTATAAAAATCATAACTACATTTATCTGGATCACCAACCTTTTGCAGGATACTTGGTACACTTTTAATGAGTGGTCTTATCTTTTCGTTAGCATAACTCTTTGAAGAAGCCTGCCGCGGAAATGCCATGATGATATTCTGCGGATCAATATCCATCCGCTTTGCAATGTAGCTGTTTTGTGTTTCTGACCAAGCAATCTGAGCTGATTTCCGTGCTACAATAATTGGAATATCTATGTTATCCATACATTCCATTACAAACAGCATGAATGGAGTTTCCATGCAGTCCATGAGACCTGGTTTAGCAGTAACTTCAGTAGTTAACCATCTGTAAGTTTCTGCATACTCCCTCGTACTAATTCTTTCTACAGGTTCTAGCAGTTGAAACAATCTTCCTAGAAACAGTCTCTCAACAGCATTACCTAGAGAGTTTTGCTCAGTAGAAGCTTGAGAGACTTTCATCATCTTCCCCTTCTTCTGTTGTATCTTCATCTGAGATTTCAATTTCTCTATCCATTTCCTTTTGAATGAAATCCTCCAGCTCTTCCGAAGCTTGAACTCTCATATCTAAACCTAACTTAACCCAGCTTTTCTGCAAGGTATCTAGTTCCTTCTGCAACTCTGGGTGCTTCCTGGAAATACTAGCCAGCTGGGCCCGCATCTGTAAGAAATGCGGTTCAAAAGTCTCAGCCAGCAAATTAATATCCACCAGTTCCCCACGTTCTTTCTTAATCGCTAACCACTGAGCTTCTGTTCTTGCCCTGTCTAGTTGAATCTTCTGCAGTTGCACAGCCTCACTTAAGCCTGTAGCTTTATTTGCACTTTTGTTCTGCCACCAGGTTAAATGGTATTTAATACACTCTCGCAGGGTAGCATCTGAGTTAGGTGGTAACTTGCCTTCCTGCCTGTAGGTATAAATCATTGACACATTCACACCTAGGATTCCGGCAAGAACTGCAGGACTAATTTCTCCATTGAGATTAACCATCTGAGGTGCTTTACCTACAGGTTTATCTAAAAACTCATCCAGATTAATATCCACAGTAGATACAGACTGTTGAGCTAGGTTTTCTACTTGGTTTCTATTCATTTTTACTCCTTATATATAGGCGCTATTGACTACCCTACCGGTTCTGGTAAGATCAAGCACTAATTTATTAAATTTTTCATAAGGATAGCTCATGATTGAAAAAGATCCAACTACTTATACTGTTTTAACTTACTTTTGGGTGTTTGCTCTAGCCTTTTGGGGTGGTGTAGTAAGTTTCCTATCTAAAATAAAACAAGGAGCAGTTAGAGCTTTTAATATAACTGAATTCTTTGGGGAAATCTGTACCTCAGGTTTAAGTGGGCTGCTTACTTTCTACCTGTGTGAGTTATCACAAACACCGCCATTGATGACTGCAGTTCTTGTAGCTATCTCAGGTCACATGGGAACACGAATTATTTTTTTACTGGAACAGTACTTAGAGCAAAAAGCTAAGAATGTTCTTAACATTGATTTAGGAGACAGTAAAGATGAAGTTTAAGGAAGCACTGAATGCTACGCTGGGTATCGAACAGGGATACATTAACGATAAGTTTGATCCAGGCGGCGAAACCAAATACGGAATCAGCAAACGTAGTTACCCGCATTTAGATATTAAAAACTTAACACTAGATGAGGTCTGTAAAATTTATGAAAAAGATTACTGGAAACTCGCCCACTGTGAAGAAGTGGCTGAACCTCTTAAGCTCTGCATGTTTGATACTGCAGTGCATTCTGGTATTAAACCCGCAATTGTTATTTTGCAGCGTGCCTTAGGTCTGGAAGATGATGGTATCTGGGGGCCTAAGACTGCCAAAGCTGCTGCAGGTAAAGTATCTGCTGAAACTGTAGCTATGTACTGGGCTAAACGAGCGCTTTACATGGCAGATATGAAAAATTTTGATCGTAATAAAAATGGCTGGTATAAACGATTGTTTATGTT